ACGACTGCCGTCTTGCCGGTAAGGATGGTAACGTTCGCACCGGATCCTTGGGAGATTGAAATTGATTGTGATCCGGTAGTTGCATTCTCGATGAACATCACGCGGCTAACGGTATTCGGCGCAATCGTGCAAGTTCTGGTCGCGGTCAAACTGCCGGCAGACGTTATCTTGAAATACATTGCCCGGGCCGGGTCGGAAGCGCCATCCGCAATCGTGGTCGTTGCGTCTGCGTCAGATCCAAATACCTGCTGAGTCGCGTAGCCTAAAGCTTCGCCGATTAGCTCTAGGCTGACATTTGTAGTCGTTCCCCATGTACCGGAGCCTTCCCCTGTCGCTAATTCAGTTAATCTCAGATCATTAACGTAAGTTGCCATTTGCTATCCTCTTCTTCAGGCGGCATCGCGCCCTGCTTCAATTTGATCGTAACCAGCGGTCTGGCTGGAATCGATTGGGTTGTAATTCGGACTCTGCGATGTGTCTATATTTGAATATCCAGAGGTCTGGGCCGTATCAATCGCAGCGTATCCTGCTGACTGATCTGTATCAATATCGCTATAACCGGGATCTTGGCCCGGTACTATTTCACCCCATACTAAGGGTTTTCCGAGATCAATTGTAACCGATTGGCCGATTAATGAAACCACCGAGCCTGCGACGATTGTTGCGTTGCCCAAGGCGGAGTTTGTTTGCTGACCGGTGGGAATTATATTTGCCTTCCCGGTGGGCGCAAGAGACCCGGCGGTAGACGTTATCTGCTGACCGGTTGGGGTAACTTTTGCTTCTGCGTCAACCGTGACAGCGCCAATCGACGAGGACGTTTGAACGCCAGCGGTCTGGACAATCGCCCGGGCAACAATTTGAATTGATCCGGTGGCGGAGGTTATCTGCTGACCGGTCGGGGTGATGTTAGCCTTGGCGCTGACGGCCAAACTGCCAACGGCGCTAGATATGCTTTGGCCGGTGGGCGTTACATTCGCCTCCGCATCAACTGACGGCGCGCCAACAGCGGAAGTAATCTGCAACCCGGTGAGCTGGACCACTGCGCCAGCGACAACGGACATCGAGCCGAGCGAGGATGTGGTCTGTTGGCCGGTGACAGGAACATTAACGTAGAGAGGAGTTCCCCAAGCGCCTAAGCCCCAAGTGCCGCGACCCCAACCTTCCTGCATTTTATCCGCCTATCAGTTGCTTCTCAGCATCGCGCAAGTGACCAACAGCGGTCGTCATGATGTCGCGCACAGCGTCAGTCATGAAATCTTGCTCGAGAGAAGCTTCGAGTTTGGCGATGGCCAATTGAATGTCTTGTAAAGCAGTCATAACCACTCCTAAATGAACGCCCATCTTAATCCTTTATGCAGCCGTTGATAAGCCCTGATATTTGCGGTTGAGGATACGCTTAATCTTAGAGGCGTACATATTTTGGTCTCGATACAGGCTGTTAATCTGCTTAGCAATCCGGTGGTCACTTAAACCACGGGACCGCAGTCGGTGGATCGACTTCAACACCTTCTGCTCTTCCGGGTGCTCGACCAAGCGCTTGCGGGTTTTGTTGCCAATCTTAACCGGCTCTGTGACGTAGCCGAAGGGTGCGGATCCACCAATAAAGAATCCGCGAGAAGCCCAATCGACTTTACCTTCGCCAAACCGGTCCTTGATGTTGGCGTGTTCGATCTCGGCGACCGCTGATAATACCATCAGCATGATCTTGTTAGCCATGTCGGACATGTCAAACCGTGATTTAAGACCCTTCTCATCCTCAAACTTGGGGTAAACAATCGGCATGTCGCCAAACTGTTCGCAAAAGAACAGCGTGATATTGGTCTGCTGCAAAACCGGTATCATAGATAACAGGTCAGAAGTTGACCGGGACAGCCGGTCGAGGCGGGTGCAGACAATGATATCGGATTCGTCCATGATATCTGTCATGTCGCGAGACGCGGGGCGCTCAAGAATGTCTATCGTGCCGCTGACACCATCGTCAATAAACCACTCATCGACGGGGCGGTTGTATTTGTTCTCGACAAACTCGCTGATCAGCGACTGCTGAGTCTCAACCGATACGCCGGACTTGGATTGCTCCTTGGTCGATACGCGGCAGTAGCCATAGATCTTGTTAATCTGCGTAAATGGCCTGATCATTTAACACCTCCAACGTACCCGTAATCGGTAAGCTCTTCGTGCAAGCGCTTCCAGTTAATATTCAGCGGAGTGCGGGTGGTTGCTCGGTCAGCAAACATCACGCTCCCGTCCTTGATTAGCTCAACTGCGCGGTACATTTCCCTGACCCCATCATAAACGATTTCGATATCGTGCAGCTTGCAGGTTCTGCGAACGCGGTTGTAGTAAACTTTCTTTTCTTGGCTGTTCATTTCTTTCTCCTTTGTCAGCAGAAGGATTAGAACATAGAAAAAGCCTTTGTGCAAACATTTGCAAACAAACACGGAGAGAGGTACACTGAGTGAGCAAGATCATAATTGAGCTTGATAAAGAAGACGCGGAAAAAGTTTTGGAAACTTGCGGACAGATAGTCGTTCTGCTTGAAAATATTCTCACGGAGATTGAAAATAATGGAAAAATACTTCGAGACGATAGATCGGGTGATGTTTCATGTGAAACATAAGTCTTTGAATAGTCAGAAAAAAGCTGTAAAAAAAGCCATGCGTCGAGAGCATGACGCGGGGCCAGAGGCAAACTACATCTTTAAGCTATGGAGAGAAATCAATGAATGACATTTACGAGCTTGAGGAATACCACCATGACGGCAAGATCGGCGCTTTTGTCAAAACCAGATCTTGCCGGGCAGATTCTTTTTACGACCTGATCGAGCCGAGGATCACCAAGCTTGAAGACGATGGGGTTCAGTTTCATCTATACCGCAAGTGCGGCGGGCTTAGGGAAGTGATTATTTAAAGAAGCGCATCAGAGGCGCTAATAAGACCTTCCTGATCTCTTTCCGGGAGCTGGCCAAACATGAGTGCCAACGCCTGATAAACAGGAATGCCTAGCTTTTGGGCGATCAGGGGAACCATATTCAAGCCGCGTTCGTCCATAATCGGACCCTTCATCGCGTACTCGGCCATAGGCGCGACTGTCTCGCCAACGCTACGCATCATATCTTGACCCAACGCCTGCGCCTCTGGACCGGCATCATATAAACCACCGATACGCCGAGCGGTGTCTTCTCTCACGGCGCGGATCTCTTCGGCGGTGCCGCCCGGCCTTCCGAGACCACCCAAGTATTCATCAACTCCCGCTGCCCCGCCAAGGATCGCGCCGCCAATTTCGCTCATAGCGCCCAATCCTAGCTGGCCGACGAGAGAGGGTAGGCCAACTTCATCCTTCTGTTTCGCGGGCCTGAAGACGGTTTCTTTAGGTGCTTTCCTTGATTTTACGCCCATGCCGCCTGCTTCTGCTTCTTCTGAAGAAAGCATGGCTGCTGCTCCTAAGCCTGTAATACCTGCGCCAACGGCTTTAGGGGATTTGTCATTAAATCCTAGTCCGTCAATTCCTTCTGACTTTTTTCCTCTTTCCGAATCTGGAGCTTTATATTTTCTATAGTACGGAAGAGACTGACCCTCCCACTGTCGGAACCTCTCCTGCGCCGGTTTGAATCCGTAAAACTCTTGTCTGAGAGCATCAGGATCTCTAGCTGCCGTTCCATATTGTCCAAGGTAGTCTTTAGTGTCTGCAAGCGACTTGACGTTAACGTCAAAATAGGCTGCCGTGGCTGCTTTAACCTGTCCGAACTCTTCCTCAAGGTTTCTTCCGAGCGTCTCAAATTGTCCATACTTTTTGCCTACCGTGTCTCTGTACTCATCTGTAGACATTATAGCATAATTTTTAGAATCTCCACTAAATTGTGGAATGTCTAAAACCCTTAGCCCGATAACGCTGTTTGCATCTCTCGGGTCAACGATCATTGTATACGCGGGAATATTGTTTTTTACCAAGTAATCGCTGATATCTTGAATTAGGTCCGAGTCAGCAAGCTTTGGTCCGTCAAAAAATATTTCAGAACCTACCGTAAACATCTCTGGTCTTGATGCGCCTAAATCATCTTTAATTCTTCTGGCAACAAACCATGAGTCTTGAGCGTCTTCTGCCGCCTGAATAGCTGCTAAGTCGAGGGTCTCTACCGGTATGAAATCCTGCTTGCTAACAATCTCGATGTCTAATGCGGTTTCCGGGCTTCCCAAGTAAGCACCACTGGTGGGAAGTCCTTTGTAGGTCACTACGTCTGGATCCGTATTGGCCGGTTTCAGAATGTTCGACATGCTTTCAAGCATTTGGCCGGACGTTGGCACAAAATCTTTACCTTGAGTATCCATGCTTTGTTCTCGACTAAGTCCGAGAAACATTGACTCAACCGGGTCGGCATCAAGCATTTGCTCAAAAGATCCGCCTTCGCCGGTTTTCGAGGTCCACCCTTTTTTTGTCCAAAGGTCTTTTTCGGCGAACCACTGCAACGCCTGAACGTCCCTTGGATCAAGCGGATATAGAGGGTTGTCTGGACCAATAAACTGGTTGATCTTGTCTGTAGCATCTCTGATGACATCTTGACCAAAGCCAAACTCTAAGTTGCTGACAAAATTGTCAGGGTCAACGACCTTGCCCGTAACGCCTTGTTCTGCGGAAGACGGTATAGGTTTTCTTCCGCTATGCTTTCTGAGGTTTCGCGCAGACCAAACGTCAATAGTTGCTTCTTGGCTGTCACCAACCAAATTCCCTGCGAAATTTTTTGCCTTGGGAGCGCTACCAGCTCTTCTGATTCTAAACTTGTCGGCTAAAGCAATCATGGCGTTATAAGAATTGATGCCAAATTGCTTACCGTTTCTTTGCCTAATAATGTTTCTCTGGTCCCGCAGCTCTTGACCAATTTTTTTCGACTCGTCGATCAAGGATGTGTAAGTAGGATCTGCCTCAATGTCTTTTACTTTTCGACCAGCCGCTCTTTCTGCTTTCAAAAAAGCAGCAGCTTGGTCTTCTAGCGCGTATCGAGTGTCAATAGAGTCAGCGAAGCCCTCCATAAGTTCGTCGAATTCTCCTCGCGCAAAGCCGTCGAGTATGTCTTTTGTAAATCTGAAGTTAGTTGCCACAGGAGTGTTGGGGCTGGTAGCGCCAAGAAGATCTCCGGTCATTTCGGAAAAAGAACCGTATTCGTTACGCAGTCGTCTTTCGACATTTTTGTACCAACCAGCGTTGTTGATTACGTTCCTTGCTGCCAAGTCATCGGGGTTCTCAGCCCTTTTGAAATAGTCTATAACTTCGTCAGCAACACCGTCAGATATTTTCTTGAACTGAGCCGATCCCGCCTCAACCTGCTTCCCTGTTTTTGGGTCAATATTGTAAGCATAAGGCATCGCCTTAAACTTCAATTCAAGCTTGCCGTCTTTGTTTAAACTTGCGCCAGTTACAGCGGGTTGCGCCCAATCCTTTCTTGGGTGCCTCTTTTTCCAATCGCGAGCAACATTCATCGCTAATGCAGAGTCTTGACCTGACAAGGATTCTTCAATTGCGGCTTTTTCTTGAGGCGAAAGAGAAGCCCTCTTCGCCATATTTCTGGTGCCACGATTAAATTGAGCAGGGGCTTTCTCGGCAATATCCATTCCTTCCCTTAATGCTTTTAGTGCCGGGTCGCGCATACCTGCTTCAGACTCTTCTGTCTTGAGCATCATGTAAGCGGCGGGAATAGAAATTCCGTATTTTTTGCTTATCTCTATAAGCCGATCATCGAATATGACGTAGTTCATCGACTGCTTGTCGGGCGACTTGTGCCGGGTGAATGCGTCAGCGTATTTAACGCCTTTTACG